TTTTCAAACACTTACCCCCACCCCCCTTCTATTAGGAAGACCCCCCTTGATGGGACCCACACCTCCTGCTATCTGCCCGCCTCCTCCCCCTAGCGGGGTAACCCGGATAATCAGCAGCTTCGCCCGTTGCTGGAGGGCCGGACCACACTTTACATGTATCCCCTACGCCCCTATAGATAAGGTCTGCTTCCCTCAAACCGGACGCTGCGCCTATGTCCAAAGTTAAGCTGAACCCGACGGACTCTGTCCCGCTACCCTACAGCCCCGAAGATGTTGAGAACCCCAGCTTCATGGATGAGCTGATGGCGGCGTCCAATACGGCTGACTTCTTGGAAGAGATGGGTGTCCCACTGGAAGTGGACCCGGCGACGTACGAGCGGGAGAAGGCGTTGCTTGAAGGGGCGGTGAAGGGCCAGCATGTGGCTCCTCTAACAAGTTATGCAACAGCATTGGGTGCTAAGGCGTTTCTTCAGCAGTACGGCCAGAACTTGGCTCTCGACGTCGGACAAGTCCGCTCGGCGCTTACTAATAAGCTGTTAGAAATAGCCAACTGTGGCGAGACCAAGTTCGAGCTTAAGGCCATTGAGCTGCTTGGCAAGCACAGCGACGTGAGTCTGTTCACCCAGCGAAGCGAGATCAACATCAACTATAACAGCCCCGAGGCGCTCGAAACCGCCATCAAGGAGCGGGTCAAGCGCCTGCTGGACGCCGAGGTCATAGACGTTACCCCTGTGGGAGCAACTCTGGACGACGAGTTTGGCTTCTACGAGGGCCCCCAAGACGAAGACGAGACCCCTGAAGAGGACGCTGAATGACGTCCAGCATCAGCTTGGCTGATCTACCAAAGATTCTCCCCCTGCTGCCGTTGCACGAGCAGGAGCGGTTGCTGGCTGAGCTTGAGAAGCTGTCCGACCTGAAGAAGCGCAAGCTATGCCGAGAAAAGTTCCTGTCGTTCGTCAACGAGGTCTGGCCGACGTTTATTGCGGGTCGTCACCACGCCAAGATGGCAGATGCGTTCGAGCGCGTGGCGCGCGGGGAGCTGAAGCGGCTCATTATTAATATGCCACCCCGGCATACCAAGTCCGAGTTTGCGTCCTACCTCCTGCCCGCATGGTTCCTTGGTAAGTTCCCCCATAAGAAGGTCATCCAGTGCTCGCACACAGCTGAGCTGGCGGTGGGCTTTGGTCGTAAGGTGCGCAACCTCGTCGACACCGAGACGTACCACGAGATTTTTCCTGACCTTGTCCTCTCGGCGGACTCAAAGGCCGCAGGTCGGTGGAACACCAGCAAGATGGGTGACTACTTCGCCATTGGTATCGGCGGCGCGGTGACCGGTAAGGGTGCCGACCTGCTCATCATCGACGACCCGCACTCAGAACAGGAAGCTGCGTTGGCGGAAGTGAACCCGGATATTTACGACAAGACCTACGAGTGGTATACTTCCGGTCCCCGTCAGCGTCTGCAACCGGGCGGTGCTATCGTCATCGTCATGACCCGGTGGTCGAAGCGCGACCTGACCGGGCAGATATTGAAAGACGCAACCCAGAACGAGTCTGTTGGTGAGTGGGAAGTCGTTGAATTTCCAGCAATTTTGCCTAGCAACAACCCGCTGTGGCCCGAGTTTTGGTCGGTTGATGAACTCCTGAAGGTCAAGCGCGACGTCCCTAACAGCAAGTGGATGGCGCAGTACCAGCAGAACCCCATCTCGGAGAGCGCTGCTATCGTCAAGCGCGAGTGGTGGCAGACGTGGGAGCGTGAGACCCCGCCCCAGTGCGACTTTATCCTGCAATGCTGGGACACGGCCTTTGAGAAGACGCAGCGAGCGGACTACTCGGCGCAGACCACGTGGGGTGTATTCTACCACCCGGACGACAACGGCATAGAGCAGGCCAACATTATCATGTTGAACGCGGCGAGGGACCGCGTGGAGTTCCCCACGCTCAAGCAGTGGGCCATCGACGAGTATAAAGAGTGGGACCCGGACAGCGTCATCGTCGAAAAGAAGGCGTCGGGCGCTCCGCTTATCTATGAGCTTCGCTCCATGGGGATACCCGTGCAGGAGTTCACCCCCACCCGTGGGAACGACAAGATCAGCCGTCTGAACGCTGTGGCGGACATATTTGCCTCTGGGCGCGTCTGGGCTCCGGCAACACGCTGGGCGGAGGAGGTTATTGACGAGGTGGCTGAGTTTCCTGCCGGCAGCCACGATGACTTTGTCGACACCGTCTCCATGGCGATGCACAGGTTCCGGCGCGGGGGCTATATATCTACTACGCTAGACGCAGACGACGAACCGCTGTATTTTAAAAGCTCACGCAGACAGGGGTATTACTGATGACCGAGGTCAAGGCGCTGTTTCCCATTGGCAAGACCCAGTGGTCGAAGTGGAAAGACAAGCAGAAAATTGCCTTCAACGAGGCCCGTGAAGCAGGTGTGCCGTTTGCTGACGCCGTTGCGGCGGCTAACTCCATCAAGAGCGGAGGTCTGCTGGGCGTCCTCAAGGACGTGGCTGAAATTACCACTACCGTGGCAAGCGTAGCGACGGGGGTCGCACCCGTCATTGGCGTAGCCGCTACCGTAGCGCGTGCTACCCGTAAAAAGGCATAACCATGGCAATCGACAAGTCCCTTAACCCCGCCCCTACTGGCTTGACTGCTATGCAGCCGACGCTGGACATCGACGAGCAGTACGCGGAGCCGAACGATCCTGAGATCGAGATTGAAATCGAGCTCGACGAGGACGACGAGGGAGAAGAGGACGACGCGCCTCCGGGGTTTGACGACAACCTTGCCGAGGACATGGACGAGGGTCAGCTGACTGAGCTGGCAGGTGACCTGCTGGGTGAGTTTGACGAGGACATCAGCAGCCGCAAGGACTGGATACAGACGTATGTAGACGGTCTTGAGCTGTTGGGTATGAAGGTCGAGGACCGCACCGAGCCGTGGCCCGGTGCCTGCGGTGTGTACCACCCGCTCCTGTCTGAAGCTCTGGTCAAGTTCCAAGCCGAGACCATGATGGAGACGTTCCCGGCCCAAGGCCCGGTGCGGACGCAGATCATCGGTGAAGAGACCCCCGAGACGCGTGACGCCGCCCAGCGTGTGCAGGCGGATATGAACTACGAGCTCACCGACGTCATGACGGAGTATCGGCCCGAGCACGAGCGGATGCTGTGGGGTCTGGGCCTGTCGGGCAACGCCTTCAAGAAGGTCTATTTCGACCCGAGCCTTGGCCGCCAGACGGCTATGTATATCCCCGCCGAAGATGTGGTGGTGCCTTACGGCGCGTCCAACCTTGAGACGGCAGAGCGCGTCACTCACGTGATGCGTAAAACGCCTAATGAACTCAAGAAGTTGCAGGTAAAAGGCTTCTACCGCGAAGTCGAGATGGATGACCCTGTCGACAGCTTCGATGAGGTCGAGAAGGCCATCGCGGAGAAAATGGGCTTCCGCGCGTCTAGTGACGACCGCTACAAACTGCTGGAGATGCACGTCGACCTTGTGCTTCCGGACGACGAGTATGCCGAGGACGAGTCCGAAGCCCAGATCGCTGTCCCCTACGTGGTCACCATCGAGAAGGCCACACAGACCATTCTTGCTATCCGTCGCAACTGGAACCCAGACGACGAGATGAAGCAGAAGCGCAACCACTTCGTACACTACTCATACGTGCCGGGGTTTGGCTTCTATGCCTTCGGTCTCATCCACCTCGTGGGTGCCTTCGCCAAGTCGGGTACGAGTCTTATCCGTCAGCTGGTTGATGCAGGCACGCTGAGCAACCTGCCCGGTGGCTTCAAGACCAAAGGTCTGCGGGTTAAGGGTGATGACACCCCCATCGCTCCGGCTGAATGGCGCGACGTCGACGTCGCCAGTGGTACGATGCGCGACAATATTATGCCGCTGCCGTACAAGGAGCCAAGCCAAGTCCTCTACAGCCTTCTGGGTACCATCGTAGAAGAAGGTCGCCGCTTCGCTGGCGCTGCTGATATGAAGATCAGCGACATGTCTGGTCAGGCTCCGGTCGGCACGACGCTGGCTATCCTTGAGCGCACCTTGAAGACCATGTCGGCGGTGCAGGCGCGCATCCACTACGCGATGAAGCAGGAGTTCAAGCTCCTCAAGGCCATCATCCGTGACTACACCTCGGACGACTACAACTATAAGCCAGAGGTTGGCCCCAAGCGCGCCAAGCAGGCCGACTATGACAAGGTGTATGTCATCCCTGTGTCGGACCCCAACGCCGCCACCATGGCACAGAAAATCGTCCAGTATCAGGCGGTTATCCAGTTGGCGCAGTCGGCTCCGGGCATCTACGACATGCCCTATCTGCACCGGCAGATGCTCGAAGTGCTGGGTATCAAGAACGCTCAGAAGCTGGTCCCACTGCAAGACAGCGACGAGATGAAGCCGCGTGACCCAGTGTCCGAGAACATGGACATCTTGAACATGAAGCCGGTGAAGGCGTTTATGTACCAAGACCACGAAGCGCACCTCGCCGTCCACATGGCGGCTATCCAAGACCCGAAAATCCAGCAGATGGTGGGGCAGAGCCCCAACGCACAGACCATCATGGGGGCTATGACGGCTCACATGCAGGAGCATCTGGCGTTTGAGTATCGTCGTCAGGTCGAGTTGCAGGCTGGTGTACCGCTGCCGCCGCCCAATGCTGAGATGGACGAGAAGACCGAGCTGGAGGTGTCTCGTCTGGCCGCCGCCGCTGCACAACAGCTGCTCCGGAAGAACCAAGGGGAAGCTGCACAACAGCAGGCCCAGCAGCAGGCACAGGACCCCATCGTCCAGATGCAGATGCAGGAGCTTCAGATTAAGCAGGGCGAGCTTAAGCTCAAAGAACAGCAGTTTGCTGTCACTGCCGCCGAGAAGGCAGACAAGCTCGACATCGAGCGCGAGCGCATTGCAGCACAGAAGGAGATTGCTGGTCTCAACGTCGGTGCCAAGGTCGCTACAGACAAAGCACGGTTGGCATCGGACGAGCAGCTGGAAGGGCTGCGTGTGGGCGTCCAAGTCGCCCGCGAGAGTATGATGAGTGAGCAAACGCCGGCCAAACCCGGCGAGGAGGCTGAATGACGAGCGACATCTTCCGCCATCTGGCGAACAAGAACAACGAGGAGATCAAAATCCTCTCTGACGATTTGGCGCGTGGGCACGCCAAAGACCACGGGGAATACAAATACGCCGCTGGCGTAATCCGTGGGTTGATGATGGCTAACAGCTTCATCGCTGAAACTGCCCACAAAATGGAGACTGACGATGACTGATACAGAGGACAAAACTCTGTTCGACGACCTACCTACCCTGCGAAAGATGACCAATGTCGAGGCGGCCAACCAGCCAGCCGAAGACAAACCCAAGCAGCTGCCAGAACCGATGGGATATCGCATCCTGTGTGCTGTTCCGGACATCGAAGAGAAGACCTCTGGGGGTATCATCAAGGCAGATGTCACCCGCCACTACGAAGAACTTCTGACCACCGTGCTGTTCGTGCTGAAAATCGGCCCGGACGCCTACAAGGACGCCAAGCGGTTCCCTTCTGGGGCGTGGTGCAAGGAAGGTGACTTCGTTTTGGTGCGCCCGAACTCGGGTACGCGGGTGAAAATCCACAACCGAGAGTTCCGCATCATCAATGACGACAGCGTTGAAGCTGTTGTGGACGACCCGCGAGGCATCTCGCGCGCCTAACGGGGGCGTTTTCCCGTACAAAGGAGAGAAGTGATGGCTACCAAGCCCGCTGATGACGACTTCCAGTGGGAAGTCGAAGCTGAAGACGCCGAAAATACCCAGTTGGAGGTCGTAGACGATACTCCGGAGGCTGACAGGGGCCGTGAGCCCATGCCAAAGGAGATTGTCGAGGAGCTGGAGAACGACGAGCTCGAAGAATACTCCGACAAGGTCAAAACCCGCCTCAAGCAGATGAAAAAGGTCTGGCACGACGAGCGCCGGGAGAAGGAGCGCGTCCAGCGCGAGCAGCAGGAGGCCGTTAACGCCGCCCATCGCCTGTTGGAAGAGAACCGTCGCCTGAAAAGGACGTTGTCGGAAGGCGAACAGTCGCTTGTCGGCAGCTATAAGCAGACCGCCGAGTATGAAATCGACGCCGCCCGTCGGGCTTACCGCGATGCGTACGAGTCTGGTGACGCTGACAAGGTTGTCGACGCTCAAGAAAAGCTCTCGCGGGCTACTTTGCGGCTTCAGCAGGTCGAACAGTATCGACCTACTTTACAGCAGCCGGAAACTGAGGTAGACATTGTACCGCAGCAGGTGCAACAGCCCCGGCTCGACCAGAAAACGGTTACGTGGCAAGAGCGTAATACGTGGTACGGGACCGATCCGGAGATGACTGCATCGGCTCTCGGGCTTCACCAGAAGCTCGTTAATGAACGTGGCCCGCAGTATGTGGGTTCCGACGAATATTGGACAGCCGTCGACAAAACGATGCGCCGTCGATTCCCCGATTACTTCGGGGATGAAGAGGCTCCGAAAACCTCTTCGCGCGAAAACAAGAGCGCGAATGTCGTAGCTCCTGCTTCACGCAGCCGGTCCCCCAAAAAGATTGTGCTGAAACAGTCCCAGCTGGCCATCGCCAAGAGGTTGGGTCTTACTCCCGAGCAGTACGCTCGTGAACTTATGAAGACGGAGAACTAATATGGCTACTCGTGATACTCGTTCCCTTGACGACGTCATGGAAACTCTTGGTGAAGCGCGTGCGCCTCGCCAGACGCGTGAAGAAACAAAGCGTGTCGAAGTTTGGGCCCCAGCATCAACGCTGCCCGAGCCAGACAAGCAGCCGGGTTACGCCTATCGCTGGATTCGTGTCTCCACGAACGGTGAGAAGGACCCCCGGAATATTTCGGCTAAGCTGCGCGAAGGTTGGGAACCTGTTAGCATTAGCGAGCAACCCAAGTTTAGCCTGATGGTCGATCCGGACAGCCGCTTCAAGGACAACGTCGAAGTCGCAGGGTTGCTGCTTTGCAAAGCCCCGATGGAACTGATGAACCAGCGTAAGTCTTACTTCTCTGGTAAAAATCAGTCTCAGATGGAGTCAGTGGACAACAACTTTATGCGCGAGAGCGATGCTCGTATGCCTCTCTTCCGTGAGAAGAAGTCATCGACATCATTTGGCAAAGGCAGATAACAGGAGCTAATTATGGCTTATCCCGCTGTTGAAGCCCCATACGGGCTTCTCCCGATTAATCTTATCGGCGGTCAGGTGTTTGCCGGGTCCACCCGTCAGATTCCGATTGCTGTCAACTCGTCCACGGCCATCTTCTATGGTGACGTCGTCAAGTTGAACAGCGACGGCAATCTCGACAAGGACACCGGTACGAGCGCCGCTACCCCGGTAGGTGTGTTCCTTGGTTGCACCTACGTCGATCCGACGTTTGGTCTGACCTTCCGTCAGTACTACCCCGGTACCACGAACATCAGCGGCATCACGGCCTACGTGCTGGACGATCCCGATGCGCTGTTCAAGGTCGCCGTGGTTTCGAGCGGCACCACCATGAGCTTTGTGAACCGTACTTCGGTCGGTAACAACGCTGTTCTGGTGCAGAACTCGGGCCTGACGAACACTGGTAACAGCCGCGTGGCTGTTAGCTCGACCACCGCAACCACCTCGACGTGGCCCGTGCGCGTGGTGGACGTCATCCCCGATACCGCTCTGGCGGGTAACCCCGGTTCGTATTCCGAGGTTATCGTCAAGTGGAATCAGGGTATGCACCAGTACCTCAACCCAACCGGCGTGTAAGGAGACTGAACAATGGCAATTTCACGCGCACAGCTTCTCAAGGAGCTTCTGCCGGGTCTGAACGCCCTGTTCGGCCTCGAATACGCACGCTACGGCGAAGAGCATAAGCAAATCTTCGAAACGGAAAGCTCTGAGCGTTCGTTCGAAGAAGAAACCAAGCTCTCGGGCTTCTCGGCTGCGCCGGTGAAGAACGAAGGTTCGGCCATCGCTTATGACAACGCACAGGAAGCTTGGACGGCTCGCTACAACCACGAGACGATTGCTCTCGGGTTTTCCATCACGGAAGAAGCCATCGAAGACAACCTGTACGACTCGCTGTCGGCCCGCTACACCAAGGCACTTGCTCGTGCCATGGCGTACACCAAGCAGACCAAGGCTGCGGCTGTCCTGAATAACGGCTTCGACGCCGATTATCCCGGTGGCGATGGCGTGGCTCTGTTCTCGGCTTCGCACCCGTTGGTCGGTGGCGGCACCAACTCGAACATCCCCAGCACCCCGGCTGACCTCAACGAAACCTCGCTTGAGGCTGCGGTCATCCAGATTGCTGCGTGGACCGACGAGCGTGGCCTGCTGATCGCGGCTAAGCCGAAGAAGCTGGTTGTTCCGCCTAGCCTGATGTTCGTTGCGACTCGACTGCTGGAGACCGAACTCCGCGTGTCGACCTCCGACAACGACATCAACGCCATCAAGTCGAACGGTGCTATTCCTGAAGGGTACACGGTCAACCACTTCCTGACCGACCCGGACGCATGGTTCCTGACGACCGATGTGCCGAACGGCCTGAAGCACTTTGTTCGTACGCCGATGGCGCAGAACATGGATGGTGACTTCGACACCGGCAACGTTCGCTACAAGAGCCGCGAGCGTTACAGCTTCGGCTGGAGCGACCCGCTCGGCATGTACGGCAGCGAAGGCGCAGCCTAAGCTAAGTCCTAGGGAAGTTTAGGACTTCGAGACCCCCCGGCGAAAGTCGGGGGGTCTTTTCTTTGTCTCTGTGTCGTGCTACAAGTACGCCACTAGGTATTTAACCCGTGCCGACTGTCCTAGCAGACGTAGTAGCGACGGTATGGGTATGTGCTACTACACGGAGATAAATGATGGCGAATACCACGTTCAACGGTCCGGTACGTTCTGAGAACGGCTTCCAGACCATCTCGATCAACGCTTCGACTGGTGCGGTTACCGTCACCTCCACCCTTGGCCCCGCTATGTCGGTTACTTCTCTGGCGGCAACTGGCGCTGTCACGGCAGCTTCGGTATCGGCAACTGGCAACGTCACGGCTGACAGCAACGTCGCGCTTGTCGCTGGCGGCGCTTCTGCGTTCATCGCAACCAACACGGCTGCTGGCATGGGCGTCTACATCGGCTCGGGTGCCCCGACCGTGGCTGCTGCCAAGGGTTCAATCTACCTGCGCAGCGATGGTAGCTCGGCTTCGACCCGCTTGTTCGTTTCGGATGGCGGCACCACTTGGATCGCCGTAACCACCGCGTCGTAATAGCTCAATAGGAGGGCCACCCCTATGGGTATGCAATACGATGTCAAATCCAAACACCGGTCTACTTCAGGTGTTGCGTACGGTTCCCGCACCCGCTTGAAGGGGGCTATTATTTCTGCAAACGCGACTGCGGCAGCAAGGCACGTCCTTTTTATGGACAACGATCCGCAAGCGGGTACGTACAGCATTACCTCAACCACACTAACAGTTACGGTAGCAAATAATCTCGTTGCCGGTGATAGGGTATTCCTAGATTTCACCAGCGGTACCGCTGTGGACGGCGCGTACACCGTCCTTACTGCTAATGCCACCACCTTCACGGTTACTACGGCGGCATCGGGTACGGGTAACGTAACGGCCTACTTAACTGTATTGTTGGAAGCTGATAGCTATAATGCTGTGGCATACTCTATCCTTGTTCCCGGCGAAGGCATTCTAGCTGAAAATGGGATTTATGTAGGGTTGGATGCTAACCTAACCACTACAGTTTTCTACGGGTGACCCATGCAAGCAGTCAAAGGCTTCGATATGGCGGGAAAAGGGGTCTTCATTGGCCTCCCCGCCTACGACTTCAAGGTGTCGCTGAAGCTTGCGGTCTCGCTTGCTCGCTTCGCGCAGCTGGCTCCTAAGCACGGTATTGACATCAACATCGGCAGCGTCTGTGGCTGCTCGGTGGTCTCTCGGGCGCGCAACCTGCTGGTGCAGGACCTGCTGGAGTCGGACGCTGACTACCTTATGTTTATCGACTCGGACATCAACTTCGAGCCTGAAGACATCCTGCGCCTGATGGCGTGGGCTCAAGACCCCAAGAAGGGCATCGTGGCGGGTGTCCCCCGCGTCCGGGACGTACAGAAAACCTACATCGCAGACCTCGACTATGATGAGAATGGCGAGCTGACGATGAACGGTATGGGCCTTGTTCGGGCTACGCGCGTAGCGACAGCGTTCATGCTGATTCAGCGCAAGGTCATCGAGGACATGATCGCCGCGCACCCAGAGTGGAAGTACTACGACAAACGCTGCGGCAAGACGGTCCCGGCCCTGTTCGACTTCAAGCTCACCGACGAGGGTTACATGGGCGAGGACTTCCTGTTCTGCGACCGTGCCCGCGAGCTGGGTTATGAAGTGTGGGTCGATCCGACCATCAGCCTCGGCCACATGGGTGTGCAGGAGTACACCGGTAACTATGGGGACGACGTCCTCTACCCGATGGTTGTTCCACAGAAGGATGTAGCATGAAGAAGCGTTACGCTGATGGTGGTGGGGTAGACGAAGAACTCGTCGTCGAGGGTATGCGCCCTCAGAACTTCAACCTTGCTTCTCTGAATCGTGGCTCGTCCAGCGGTGGTATGGGCCCGTCGATGCCGGGTGGCGGCGGTGGTATGGCTGGTCCTGCAATGGGCTCGGCTCCGGCTCGTGCTCCTATGCCGATTGCCCGCACTGCTGGTTATCTTGGCCCTACCATCCGTGGGGAAGGCGGCGAGCGTGTGTCCCTTGGCGTTGGCCGCCGTGGCGCTATTGGCGCTGGTGCAGCTATCCCATTCAAGAAGGGCGGCAAGGTCAAAAAGATGGCCAAGGGCGGTTCTACGGCCTCTAAGCGCGCAGACGGCTGCGCCACCAAGGGTAAGACTAAAGGAAGGTTCGTCTGATGGCTAAACTTGATCCTCTCAAAGTGTTGCTCGGTCCTCTCGCTGGGGGGACCATCTACGACTCACCCGCCGCGCATCTTTTTGGTATTAAAGACCCAGAGGAAGTTCGTCGCCTCCGTGCTGCGGAAGAAGCTGAAGCAGAAAAGAAGGCTGCTGCCGCCAAAAGCGGCATGAAGCCGGCTGGTGGCATGAAGCGCGGCGGCACGGTCAAGAAGATGGCCAGTGGCGGTATGCCGTCCATCGAAGAGTCGCTGAAGAGCGGCAACCGTGTCTCTGAGCAGGTTGGTAAGGAAACCAAGAAGCTCATGCCCCCCAAGAAGCGTACGATGCCGTCCCCCGGCGAGTCCGTGAAGTCGGGCAACCGCATGTCTGGCGAGGACGCCAAGGACCTGAAGGCTGTCAAGAAGTACGCCAAGGGCGGCTCCGTTAGCTCGCGTGGTGACGGCTGCGCGGTGCGCGGTAAGACCAAGGGGAAGATGGTCTGATGGCTAAGTCCCCGGCTTGGACGCGCAAGGAAGGCAAGAACCCCAAGGGTGGCTTGAACGCCAAAGGGCGTGCGTCCTACAACAAAGCCAATCCGGGGAAGCCGGGGCTCAAGGCCCCGCAGCCTGAAGGTGGTGCCCGTAAGAAGTCCTTCTGCGCCCGGATGTCCGGGATGAAGAAGAAGCTGACGAGCTCCAAGACCGCCAACGACCCGAACAGCCGCATCAACAAGTCCCTCCGGGCGTGGAAGTGCTGATATGACCGACGACGCAAAAACTGCGCTCGATGCGGCTTCGGTGTTCACCGTTGTTGGAACTTTAATGGATATGCTTCCGGCTGTTGCCGCCATCTTCACCATCATCTGGACTAGCATTCGTATCTATGAGACAGATACGGTGCAAAAGTTTCTCGGAAAGGACTGACATGCCTAGCAAGACCCCCAAGCAGAAGAGCTTCATGGCAGCAGTCGCTGCTAACCCCAAGTTCGCCAAGAAGGTGGGCGTTCCTTCCAAGGTCGGCAAGGAGTTCGCTATGAAGGACAAGAAGATGGCCGATAAGACCGGTCGTGCGATGACCAAGAAGTCAGCTGACACGATGGGCCGTGCGATGCCGAAGATGGCCTCTGGCGGTGCATGTAAGGCCGCTGGCGGTAACGTGTCGAAGCGCGCTGACGGCGTTGTCAAGAAGGGCAAGACCGACACCAAGATGCCGAAGATGGCCATGGGCGGGAAGAGCTGCTGACATGCGACCGAGTCGGGGTATGGGTGCCATAGCGGCATCTAAGATGCCAAAGGCGAAGACTATTCGTCGGAAGGACAACCCCGACGAGGTCACCATGTACGCCAAGGGCGGCAAGGTGAAGGCAAAGCGCATGGCCGAAGGCGGCAGCACCAAGGACGCGTGCTACTCCAAGGTTAAGGCGCGCTACAAAGTCTTTCCTTCCGCCTATGCCTCGGGTGCTATCTCTAAGTGCCGCAAGGTCGGTGCCAAGAACTGGGGTAACAAAGGTGGCAGTTCGTAAGACCGAGAAAGGCGCTTCGCTTAAGCGCTGGTTCCAAGAAGACTGGAAGGACGTCCGTACGGGTAAAGCCTGCGGGCGTCAGCCGGGTGAGAAGCGCGGCACACCTTACTGTAGACCTAGTAAGCGTATTTCTGATAAGACCCCCAAGACGTCGTCGGAGATGACTCCTACGGAGAAGAAGACGCGTATCGCTCAGAAGAAGCGGTTGGGGCAGCCTCCCGGTGCGCCTAAGCGCGTACAGGCAGCGCGGAGACAGAAATGACCACTAGCGGCACATCCACGTTTAACCTCAACCTTAACGAGCTCTTCGAAGAGGCGTTCGAGCGTTGTGGCGTGGAGATGCGCACCGGTTACGACTTCCGCACGGCGCGGCGCAGCCTGAATATCCTGACCATCGAGTGGGCGAACAAGGGTATAAACCTGTGGACAGTTGAGCAGGGCTCCATCCCCATGGTGCAGGGGCAGATCACCTATGAGCTGCCTGTGGATACCATTGACCTCATCGAGCACGTCATCCGTACGCAGTCGGGGCAGCAGGGTCAGACCGACATCAACATCAACCGCATCTCTGTGGATACTTACTCCACCATCCCGAACAAGAACGCGCAGGGTCGGCCTATTCAGGTGTGGATCAACCGCCAGTCAGGCGCGACCTATCCGCCGGGTGGACGCCCAGCAGGGACAAACACCACCACAGGCGTGGACCATCCGCAGATCAATGTCTGGCCGGCTCCGGAGCAGAGCAACTACTACACGTTCGTCTACTGGCGGCTGCGGCGCATCCAAGATGCTGGCACCAACGGCCTCGTGACGCAGGACATCCCCTTCCGCTTCATCCCGTGCCTTGTGGCCGGTCTGGCGTATCACCTGTCGCTGAAACTGCCCGGTGCGCTGGAGCGGTCTATGGGCCTCAAGGCAATGTATGACGAGCTGTGGCTGGAAGCATCGGACGAGGACCGCGAGAAGGCCCCGCTACGTATCGCCCCACGCCAGTATTTCCGATAGGTTATGCCCCATGGCCCATTGTTCTTGGCATGGGCTGCGGGGTTTTTCGACGGCGAAGGCTCTGTTTTTGTTGAGATATCCAAGAACAAAAACACTCGGCGTAGAGTACGTAACTTGCTAACCGCGTCCGTTACTCAGACGTCTACACCGTGCCTGAATCTGTTCAAGGAGCATTTTGGCGGTAATATAACGCCGATAACCAAGAGTCGGCGGCACCACATGAACAACTCTGTATGCTACGTGTGGCGCGTACGCAGTAAAGATGCGATAGCGTTCCTTGAAGCCATAGCCCCTTATGTGGTAGTGAAGAAGGAGCAAGTAGAGTTAGCGCTCCAGTACCCACTTACGTCGGCAGACGGTAGGAAATATGCGGGTCCCTATAACCCCCTACCTGACGAGGTTCATAACCGTCGTATGGAGATAGGGCAAAAACTCAGAGACATCCGGGCGTCGATGAAGACGGCTTCGGCAGTGAAGGAGGATATAAGTGCCTAATCGCTTTGCCTCCGGCAAAAGGGCAATCTCACAGTGCGACCGCTGTGGGTTTCGCTACAAGCTCAAAGAGCTCAAGCAGCTCGTTATCAAGACGAAGAACGTCAACATCTTGGTGTGCCCCACGTGCTGGGAGCCGGATCAGCCTCAGTTGCAACTGGGCATGTACCCCGTGGATGACCCGCAAGCGCTGCGCAATCCACGCCCGGATACGACATATTACCAAGCCGGTCTCACAGGCTTGCGGGAAGAAACGCAGGGCGAAGTGCCTAACGACAACGTGCTGGCATCTGGCACGCCATCGGGCGGTAGTCGCGTCATCGAATGGGGCTGGGCCCCGGTCGGACTTAATAACCCCTTGGGTTTATCTGGCCTGCAAAATGCGCTATTGATGCAGGGTCAGGTAGGCACTGTGACGGTAACGACGGAGAACTAAGATGGCCAAGGACGACATCAAGCAGGACAAGGCGATGGTTAAGAAGGCCGTGCATAAGCACGAGGCCGCCATGCACAAAGGTATGCCGAAGACCAAGCTCGCCAAGGGCGGCAAGACCAACATGCAGATGAAGACCCTTGGTCGGAATCTTGCTAAGATCGCCAACCAGAAAAAGTCCTCGCGGGGGTAAAAAACATGTCTAACGGCACTCCGAAGAAGGTCGCTATCGGCGCAAACAATAGCGGCTATCCGAACAACATCGCCAACACTCAGACCCAGAAGACGCGCGGCACAGGCGCGGCCACCAAGGGTACCGGGCACAGCAAGAAGATGGGCTGATGAACTACGCTCAGCTGTTCGAGACGATCAAGGGATACGTTGAAAACGACTTCCCCAACACCTCGTGGACCGACTCCACGGGCTCGGGAACGGTTACCCTGACGTCCACCGAACAGATCGACACGTTCATTGTCAACGCCGAAGAACGTATCTTCAACGCGGTTCAGCTGCTGGACCTGCGCAAGAACGTCACCGGCAACTGCACACTGGGTAACAAGTACCTCACAGTGCCCTCGGATTGGCTGGCCAACTTCTCCATGGCCGTCATCGACGGGGACGGGAACTATGAGTACCTGCTGAACAAGGATGTGAACTACATCCGGGGAGCCTACCCCAACCCCAACACGCAGGGGCTGCCGACCCACTACGCCTACTTTGACGAGAACTCGTACATCCTTGGCCCCACGCCCGACGCTAACTACGCTGTAGAGCTGCACTATTTCTACTACCCGCCGTCCATCACGACTGCGGGTACCTCGTGGCTCGGAGACAACTTCGAAAGCGTGCTGCTCTATGGCGCTCTGCTGGAGGCGTATACCTTCATGAAGGGTGAGGCCGACGTGCTAGCTGGGTACCAGAAGCGTTACGACGAAGCGCTTGCTCTGCTGAAGCAGCTGAGCGAAGGTAAAAACCGTGAAGACATGTATCGCAGCGGCCAAGTCCGCTACCCGGTGAGGTAATATGTTTAGCGCACTCGCAGGCGGTGATATCGGCAGCGTCATGGTTATGACGACGGAGGGGCGTGGCTTCACCCCCGAAGAGATTGCCGAACGCGCGCTGGACAAGATCATCTACGTAGGTAGCAACACGCATCCGGCTATCCGGGATCAGGCTGAAGCCTTCAAAGACAGCATCCGTGCTGTGCTTGTGCATTATATGCACGAAGCGGTGCGGTCGCATAACGTGACTCTGGTGAACAAATTTAAACAGGCGGGTCATCCAGAGCTAATCCCGATCCTCGACGCATAAGGATACCTTAAGATGGCAATTACTCAAGCAATGTGCACTAGCTTCAAGGCGGAAATCCTCCTTGCGGTTCATGACTTTCGCGCTACCGGTGGCGACACCTTCAAGCTGGCGCTGTACACCTCGTCGGCCAGCATCGACGCCAACACCACGGCGTATAGCGCGTCGAACGAAGTATCGGGCACCAACTACACGGCTGGCGGCGGTACGCTGGTGAACCTTGGCGTCGTGACGTCTAACAACACGGCTTCGACCGGTGTCGGCTTCACCGACTTCTCGGACCTGACCTTCGCCAACGCGACCATCACGGCTCGCGGTGCGCTTATCTACAACAACACGCCTTCGGCAAACTCGAACGCCAACACCACGCTGACTAACGCAGCTGTGGCGGTTCTGGACTTCGGCTCGGACAAGACCTCGACGGACGGTGACTTTACTATCATCTTCCCGACGGCGACCAACACGACGGCCATTATCCGGATCGCTTAAGGTGAGCTTCTGGGACCGCTTCGAGAGCAGCCGCGACGGCATCGAGGACACTATTGAGTTCACGATCCGCTTGGCGGTCGTGACGCTTGCGGCGGTCATCCTCGTCGTCGTTATCGCTATGGTCGCCGGCATGTTCGCGCCGAACCACATCGTGGACAGCAATAAGGTCTTTGAGATCATCGGCCCTGCGTTCAACACCATCGTCGGTGCGTTCGTCGGCCTGCTGGGTGGCCTGAGCCTCAACGCCAATGCGCGTGACAAGTCGGCGGAACCCGCCCCGGTCGAGCCTGACCCGGACCCAGAAGTCGGTGAGTTTAATCCTGTACCGTTGGTCCGCCCTGCTGACCCAGTTGTCGAAGACGATGACGATGACGATGACATGGCCCCGTGGGAGAAGTACCGCAACGATCTGCGCTACGATGCCAATGGCGACGGCGTGGTGGATGAGGACGACTTCCCGGATTGGCGTAATCCGGGGGCGTAATGACCGGCAATCTCTCCACAGTTGAACTGATTGGTCAGCTCTGGCCGGTCGTGCTGGCGTTCATCTCGTTGACGATCATCCTTGCCAAGATGGACGTGCGCCTTGGCGTGGCGGAGGAGAAGATCAAGACGCTCTTCGAACTCTGGAATAAGAAGAAGGACGAATGAGCCTCGTAGACCTTCAGAAAAAGATTGGCGTCACCGCTGACGGTGCGTTCGGTCCCGGCACGCTCAAGGCCGCCGCCGCTTACTACAAGCTGTCGCCTAACCGCGCTGCGCACTTCTTTGCTCAGACGGCACACGAGAGCGGCAACTTCACCGCGTTCAGCGAGAACCTGAACTACGGCGCGAAGGGCCTACGTGGTATCTTCGGCAAGTATTTCCCGACCGACGCTATGGCCAAGATGTACGAGCGCCAGCCACAGAAGATCGCCAACCGCGTCTATGCCAGCCGCATGGGTAACGATGATGAGTGGTCGGGAGATGGCTGGAAGTACCGTGGGCGCGGCGCGCTGCAACTCACGGGCAAGCTGAACTATAAGGCGTTCTCGGATTACATCGACCGCCCAGACGTGATGGAGAACCCGAACCTCGTGGCGGGTGAGCTGTGCTTCGAAAGCGCGCTTTGGTTTTTCGATAAAAATAAGCTATGGTCGATCTGTGATAAGGGTATCAACGACGCCGCTATCCTTGCCCTGACGAAGCGCATCAACGGCGGCACGCATGGTCTCGACGACCGCATGGTGAAGACGAAGAAGTTCGCTAACTGGCTCTAAGGAGAAAAGACATGCTCGCTGGTTATAAGACCTACATCACCGCTGGTGTGGCTATCGTCGTAGCGGTAGCTGAGTTCCTGACCGGTGACGCTTCGCTGGCTGATACCTCACAGCTGGTGTTCACCGCCCTTCTGGCTGCTTTTGTGCGTAACGGTATTAAGTAATGGCTCTCGTCCTTGCTGACCGCGTAAAGGACACCACGACCTCTACGGGTACGGGTACAATTACGCTTGCCAACTCTCCACCGGCAGGCTTTCAGTCTTTTACTGCGGTCGGCAACGGAAACACGACCTATTACACCATCGCTGGCGGCTCCCAGTGGGAGGTCGGCATTGGCACCTATACGTCCTCCGGCACGACCCTATCGCGCGATACGGTGTTGTCGTCGAGCAACGGTGGGTCTTTGGTAGACTTTGCGGCGGGGACCAAGGACGTCTTCGTCACATACCCGGCAGAGGAGTCGGTGTACCAAGACGGAGCAGTTATCAAGGCCGGGACGGCTATCCTTCCCGTCGCCAACGGCGGCACCGGCGCTGCAACGCTGACGGCTAACAACGTCCTGCTCGGTAACGGCACATCGGCGGTGCAGGTAGTCGCTCCCGGTACCAATGGTAACGTTCTAACCAGCAACGGCACAACGTGGACGAGCGCGGCTCCGGCTGCCAGCGGCGCAACTAAGGGGCAGGCAATCGCCTTTTCCCTCATTTTCGGCTTGTGAGGAACTAGGTCATGGCCAACCCGAATATTGTCAACGTCACATCCATTCTCGGCGACAACAGCAGCGTATCGCTGACCTCGACCTCCGCGACGCAGATCGTCAGCAACGCTGCATCAAGTGGTAAGGTGCTGAAAATCAACGCGATTCTTGTATCGAACGTCGATGGCACCAACGCCGCTGACATCACGATCAACAAGTACAGCGCGGCTGCACTGGGTGGCACGGCTTTCGCGATTGCGTCAACGATCTCAGTGCCGGCTGACGCCACGCTGATCGTCGTCGATAAGACCACGTCGATCTACCTCAAGGAAAACGAGAGCATCGGCGCTATCGCTGGCACGGCGAACGATCTTGTTGTAACTTGCTCGTGGGAAGACATTTCGTAACAGGAGGCGTTAGTGCCCCTTAGCAAGTTTCCGGGCGGCATTCTCGGCGTCGGGTTCAACCCGCTGCAGGCTCCGAACGCGCCAACCATCGGCACGGCGACGGGTGGTAATGCGTCCGCGTCTGTGGCCTTTACTGCGCCGGCTAACGTCGGCGGATCGGCTATCACCAGCTACGCCGTGCAGAGCACTCCGGGGAACGTCGGCGCGTCTGGCGCGTCATCGCCGATTACCGTCTCCGGCCTGACCAACGGCACCGCCTACACGTTCCGCGTCACCGCGCTGAACAGCTACGGGCCTTCGCCTGCGAGTGGGGCGAGTAATAGCGCGACGCCTGCTTTGCCGCAGTATATTGCTGTGGGGTCCACCAACACGCCCTTCGTCACAGCCTACCCTTGGTCTGGTTCTGGCTTCGGCACGAAGTTCACCAATCCTGCTACGCTGCCTACGAGTGCCGGGCGCAACGTAGCGTTCACCCCCGCAGCCAACGCCATTGCCGTAGCACACGAATCTACTCCATTCGTCACAGCTTACCCTTGGAGTGTCTCTGGCTTCGGGACGAAGTTTGCCGATCCTGCCACGCTGCCTACGGACGGGTGCCGAGGCGTAGCGTTCAGTCCGTCTGGCGACGCCATCGCCGTGGCGCATTATGTTACGCCCTTCGTCACCGCCTACCCATGGTCTGTCTCTGGCTTCGGCACGAAATTCGCCAATCCTGCTACGACCCCTACGGGTACTGGTAACGGCGTAGCCTTTAGCCCGTCTGGTAATGCCATCGCTGTAGCGCACGACACATCGCCCCGCGTCACAGCCTACCCTTGGTCTGGTTCTGGCTTCGGCACGAAGTTCACCAATCCTGCTACGCTGCCGACTGGTAATTGTAATACGGTAGCGTTTAGCCCGTCTGGTAATGCCATCGCTGTAGCGCACGACATATCGCCCTTCGTCACCGCCTATGCATGGTCTGGCTCTGGCTTTGGAACGAAATTCGCCAATCCTGCTACGCTGCCTGCGGGCCTTGGCTTTGGCGTAGCATTTAGCCCCGCTGGCGATGCCATCGCGGTAGCGCACTCGGGGTCTCCAAATATAACAGCCTATCCTTGGTCTGGCTCAGGCTTTGGTACTAAGTTCGCCGATCCTGCTACCCTGCCTACGGCTACTGGCATCCGTGTGGCGTTCAGTTATGCTGGGGATGCTATCGCTGTAGCACAAGACGGCTCTCCCGGTGTAACAGCCTATCCTTGGTCTGGCTCTGGCTTTGGAACGAAATTCGCCAATCCTGCTACGCTGCCTGCGGGCCTTGGCAACGGCGTCGCCTTCGGTGCCGGCTAAGGAGACCCCTATGACCACGCGCTCCTTCCACACGGGGAACCTCTGATGCCGAATTACAGCGGGGTCTGGTCGCTCGTGCAGCAGCTTCAGGCTGTGTCGGCGGGCCTGTGGCAGTTGTCGCCGCAGTATTTCGTTGCTGTAGCGCACAACGCTTCACCCTTCGTCACCGCCTATCCGTGGTCTGGCTCCGGCTTTGGTACAAAGTTTGCCGACCCGGCGACGCTGCCGGCTGGGATTGGTCGTAGTATAGCATTCAGCCCATCCGGCAACGCAATCGCCATAGCACACGGTAACACGCCTTATGTAACGGCGTATCCGTGGACCCGTTCTGGCTTTGGCACGAAGTTTGCTAATCCGGGTACGGTTCCTACCGGAGATGGTCGTGGCGTAGCATTTAGTCCTACTGGCAACGCTATCGTCATAGCACACAGTACCACGCCATTTATCTCACTTTACCCTTGGAGCGACTCAGGCTTTGGCAGTAAACGTGCCAATCCCGCTACGTTGCCTACAGGCACTGGAAACGGCGTAACGTTCAGCCCTACTGGTGATAACATCGCTTTGGCACACAGCACATCTCCCTTTGTCACCGTTTATGCATGGAGCGGCACCACATTCGGAACGAAGCGTAACAACCCAGCTACATTGCCTGCAGACAATGGCTTTAGCGTAGCTTTTAGCCCATCCGGCGACGCTATTGCTGTAGCACATGAGATCTCACCCTTCATCAGCGCTTATCCGTGGAGTGGCACTAGCTTCGGCACGAAGTTTACTAACCCCGCAACGCTACCAACAGGTGAGGGTTTCGGCGTGGCGTTTTCACCCTCTGGTAACGCTATCGCCGTTGCACACGGCAGTTCACCGTTCATCACCGCCTACCCGTGGTCAGGTTCCGGCTTTGGGACGAAGTTCGCCGATCCGGCTACGTTGCCTACAGGCACTGGAAACGGCGTAACGTTCAGCCCTACTGGTGATGCTATCGTCGTGGCGCACAACGCTTCACCCTTCGTCACCGCCTATCCGTGGTCTGGCTCCGGCTTTGGTACAAAGTTTGCCGACCCGGCGACGCTGCCGGCTGGCACCATTGGCTACGGCGTTGCCTTCGGGCTGATTTCATAAGGAGCACAACACATGATCGACCTCAACGAAGAACGCACCAAGATCCTCACTGACGCCTACGAGCACCGTCAGCGCGAGGTTATGCACCACCAGATCAACATCGACAACTACCAGTTGGCGCTGCAAGAGATTGCTGAGAAGCACCCCGACTGCGAGATTATGGCCGAGTTCGCCAATCGCCTGCGCGAACTACTCGGTAGCTCGATCATTGAGCAGGCGAAGGAAGTCATCATGCGCGACGTGATGGCCAAGCAACTGGAGACTAACTAATGTTCTACTATTTAAATCCCCCCGGCGGTTCGGCAGTGTACCCCTACACCCTGACTGATCTTCGTCTGGCTAACCCCGGCGTGAAGTTTCCCGTAGACATCACCGACGCCATCGCGGCTGAATATCACTGCTTCCCGGTGCAGCCGACTGAGCCGAGTATCGCTCCCGTTGGTAAGAAGCAGGTACGCGACCTACCGGAAAGCGTGGACGGTATGTTTTTTGAGCGCTGGAAGTTAGTGGACCTGACGACTGAAGAGACAGACGCACAGTGGGCTACTGTCCGCGCAGAGCGTAATACGAAGCTGGCCGCGTGTGATTGGACACAACTTGCTGATGCCCCAGCGGACGACCTTCAGTGGGCCGTTTACCGTCAAGCCCTGCGCGACCTGCCGCAGACACAGACCGACCCGTTTAACATCGTCTGGCCACCTGCGGGGTAATTTTTAATGAGTAACCGTTGGCCCGGCGGCCTGATCCGCAAAACCCCTGTAACGCCGGCTGGGCCATACCAGAACGGTGCGGCTCCGGGCGTGTGGACGCTTGCCGAGGCGGCTTTCTGGACGAAGCAGGGGCTGTGGCCGATTGCGGGGAATGCGCGACTTGAATACCTCGCCGTGGCGCACAGCACGACACCTTTCATCTCGGCCTATCCGTGGAGCGGCAGCGGCTTCGGCACTAAGTTTGCCAATCCAGCTACTCTGCCTACAGGCGACGGTGTAGGCGTGGCGTTCAGCCCATCAGGCAATGCTATCGCTGTAGCGCACGGCATAACACCCTTCATCACGGCCTACCCGTGGAGCGGCTCTGGCTTTGGCGCAAAGTTTGCTAACCCGGGTACGCTGCCCCCTAGCACTGGTAGAGGCGTAGCGTTCAGCCCAGCAGGCGATGCCATCGCTGTAGCGCATACCACATCGCCCCGTATCTCCGCCTACCCTTGGAGCGGCAGCGGGTTCGGGACTAAGTTTGCTGATCCAGCGACGCTGCCCACGGGCGATGGCGAAGGCGTAGCTTTCAGCCCAGCAGGCAACGCCATCGCAGTAGCGCACGGCTTCTCCCCTCGTATCACTGCATACCCGTGGAGCGGTTCAGGCTTTGGTACAAAGTTTGCCAACCCCGCGACACTGCCTACGAATACCGGTCGGGGCGTAGCTTTCAGCCCAGCAGGCGATGCCATCGCCGTAGCGCATGCTTCCTCACCATTTGTCACTGCCTACCCTTGGAGCGGGTCTGGCTTTGGCGCTAAGTTTGCCAATCCCGCTACGCTGCCTCCGAACGGCGGTAGAGGTGTAGCCTTCAGTCCCGCAGGCGATGCCATCGCCGTGGCGCACGACACAACACCCTTCATCACCGCCTACCCTTGGAGCGGTTCAGGCTTTGGCACGAAGTTTGCTGATCCAGCGACGCTGCCGACTGGAGGTGGCTACGGTGTAGCGTTCAGCCCCGCAGGCGATGCCATCGCTGTGGCGTATTTCACAACGCCTTTCATCACTGCCTATCCTTGGAGTGGCAGCGGTTTTGGCACGAAGTTCACCAATCCAGCCACGCTGCCGGCAGGAGAGGGCAGGGGCGTAGCCTTCGGCGCAGCATAAGGAAACCCCATGATCGAGCAACTCATCAGCCGGGTCTGGCCCACACCACCCACTACGTGATATAGTCCTGTGTCGCAGTTAGAAAGGAGGTAACGCTATATGTTTGGTTTTACCCCCTTCGCCACAGCACCGTTCGCGGCCCTTGGTACTGCTAGCGTAGAAGTCCAGCTTACTGGCGTCCAAGCCGAAGCTCTGCTGGGTACGGCTGCCGCAGGCGTTTTTATCTCTGTCGACGTAACCGGCGTCGAGGGGCAGTCTGCGCTTGGCAGCATAGCGCTTCAGACCAACAACAACATAACCGTAACCGGGCTCGTAGGTTCGGTCTTCCAAGGCACCACCGGTACCAGCGGTGACGCGGTTATCATCGAGGACGGCGTAGCCGGATTTGGTCAAGTCGGTATCGCTGACGCCCGCGCCACTTTCAGCGTAAACGTCACCGGGGTCGAGGCAAACGCGCTTCTTGGTACGGTGCAGGCTACTGCACCTATAAATGTCCCTGTCACTGGCGTAGCTGCTGACGCGCTCCTTGGTACTGTTGCTATCGCTAGCGGCGCAGTCGTTACGCTTACAGGGCTCGCAGCTGCGGGGCAGCTAGGCTCACCGACCATAAATGCAGCTACAGCTGTTACCATTACCGGCGTAAGCGCCAATGCTCAGGTGAGTAGCGTCACCGTAGGTGTCTTCAAGCGCGTCTTCGTAACTGGTGTCTCTGCTACCGGCGAAGTCGGTACCGTTGCCGTACGGGGTGCAACTGGTGTATACCCAACGGGTGTACAAGCCATCGGTAGCATAACGAACGTAAATATCTGGGGGGTCATCAACGACAACCAGACGCCGAATTGGCAGCCTGTGGACGACGCGCAGTCCAGTACGTGGACATTGGTGAACGATGGTAATACGGTAGTTTGGGTAGAGATACCGACGTAAGGGACGAAAATGCCGAGCACTTACAGCAACCTCAAAATCCAGCTGATGGCCACGGGTGAGAACAACACCACGTGGGGTAACGTCACGAACGACAACCTTGGTGTCGCCATCGAGGAGGCTATTGCTGGCTCTGCGGATGTCACCTTCTCCAGCGGCGATGTCACGCTGACGCTCACCAACACCAACGCTACCCAGACGGCGCGTAACATGCGCTTGCGCTGCACCGGTACAACGGGCGGAGCCCGTAACCTTATCGTGCCTGCCATCGAGAAGGCGTACATCATCCAGAACGACTGCGCGGACGCCATCACGGTCAAGAACTCCTCCGGCACCGGTATCGCCGTTCCGGCTGGCAAGACCATGTGGGTCTACAACAACGCCACTAACGTGGTGGATGCGGTTACGCACCTGACGTCGCTTACGGTAGCTAGTTCGATCACAAACCAAGCACTCACCAACCCCACGGTGACCAACTACATCGAGACGCTTTATGCGCCTGCGGCTGGTTCCTCCTTCACGGTTGCGCTATCTGACGGCACGGTGCAGCGGTTCACAACCAACGCCAACACCACCATCACGCTGCCTGCCTCGGTCGCAGGTAAGTCGTTCGTCATCATAGTGCAGTACGGCGGCGCTCACACCCTGACATGGGCCGGCGGCTCCACGTTGAAGTGGAACGCTGGAGTCGCCCCGATTGCTACAAGCGTCAACGGTAAGATTGACATCTTCTCCTTCTTCCAAGACGGAACCAACACCTACGGGTCTACCTTCGGGCAGAACTTCTGATGTTCTCTGCCGCGTCTAAAAGCGCCAGTGGGGGCAAGCTAATTACCGAGACGTTCACGTCTAATACGACGTGGGTGGCACCTGCGGGTGTAAGCGTACTGCGCACCATGAGTGGTTTTGGTGGGGCAGCTACTCCCGATACTCCTGTTAGGGCTGGTGTAACGTTTTCGTCAGTAGGTTCGGCAGCTTCTACTTTTCCTGAGCCTCCATTTGCGCAGTGGAGCTACCTATACTCTACCATGACAGGAGCCGCCGCCACTGTTGCTGGGGGTAGCGGTGTTCGGTTAGTTTTGTTGCCTAAACTACTTGTAACTGTGGGTCTTGGAGACACATGGTCGAACAACCTTACCTCAGAAAATATATGGATTAACGGTACTTATAACAACGTGTACGCAACTGGAGGTGCTTTAACCAGCGGTAATATTACATATCCCACTGCCTCTGCCGCGTGGGTATTAGAAGTAGATACCTACTCGTTTGGTTCCAACGGGCCTGCTACTACCGCAGTAGGTAAAACTTTCCCCGGCGGTACGCTTGGGGGCAGTGTGCCACTTCGCACCGCTGTTGCTCCTGTGACAACAACCTTTACCGGTGTAGCCGTCACCCCCGGTGTGTCCTACTCTTTCGTCATCCCCTCGGGTGGCTCACTCACGATCACTTACATAGGGTAAACCATATGCCCTTCATCAAGCTCCAGTTTAAGCCCGGTGTGAACCGCGACCAGACCGACTACTCCAACGAGGGCGGCTGGTACGAGTGCGACAAAATCCGGTTCCGTTCTGGCTACCCGGAGAAGCTTGGTGGCTGGGTCAAGGCTACCCCTCGTACGTTCATCGGCACCTGCCGGCAGATGTGGAACTGGGTCACTACGTTCTCGGACGACCTGCTTGCTCTTGGCACCAACGAGAAGGTCTATATCGAGGTATCCGGCTATTTCTTCGACATCACGCCGGTTCGGGCTACGATCAGTACCACAAACTCGGACAACTGCGTCTACACGACCAACGGGTCGCGCACGGTCACGATCACAACGGTAACCGCTACCAACGCCGTCGAGGGCGCGTACGTTCAAATCTCCGGCGTATCCGGCGCAGTCGGCGGTATCCCAGCTTCCGAACTGAATGCGGACCATAGGATTGTGTCTTCCCTAAGCAACTTCTCGTTCACCATTGAGGTGGCTACGGCGGCTACGTCTACCGTGACTGGTGGGGGCGGCACGGCTATCGTCGTGCAGATGCAGATTACACCGGGCAACGCTATTGCTACTTTCGGCTACGGTTGGGGCGTCGGCACGTGGGGGCGTAATGCGTGGGGTCTGGGTGCTGACCAGCCGATTGTGCAGGCGCAGCGCGACTGGTGGTTCGATAACTTCGACAACGACCTTGTCATGAACATCCGCAACGGTGAAGGTTACTGGTGGGCGCGCGGTGCGACCGTTGATCCGCAGACCGCACTGGCTACTCGGGCTATTAGTCTGTCGGCTTACGCTACTGCGGAAGGATATACGGCAGCGTCGGTCCCCGTTAAGATTATGCAGCTGTTGGTGTCGCAGCAGGATAAGCACCTGCTGGCCTTTGGCGCTGTGCCGTTCGGCAGCACGAGCGAAGCGGACTTTGACCCCCTGCTTATCCGTTGGGCTGACCAAGATACACCGGGTGACTGGACCCCCGCAGTTACTAACTCCGCCGGTTTTCTGCGGCTCTCCCGTGGTTCTAGGATCGTGCGCGCTCTGCCGACCCGGCAGGAAATCCTCGTATGGACCGACTCGCACCTCTATACGCTCCAGTTCCTCGGCACGACGGACGTCTTCGGTGTTCAGGAGTACGCAGATAACATCTCCATCATGTCGTCCCGCGCCATGGCGTCGGCGGCCAACGTCACCTACTGGATGGGGCAAGACAAGTTCTATGCCTACACCGGTCGCGTCGAGACGCTGCCATGCTCGCTACGCAACCACGTCTTCAACAACTTCAACCTCAACCAAGCTGAGCAGGTTATCTGCGGTACCAACGAGCAGTGGAACGAGGTGTGGTGGTTTTACCCAACCGCCGACTCCGACTACAACAACGCCTATGTGGTCTATAACCACCTCGAACGCATCTGGTACTACGGCACTCTAGAGCGCACGGCGTGGCTCGACACGGCGGTCAGGTTCTATCCGCAGGCAGCCAACACAGCCGGGGGCGGCAGCACGGGCTTCCTCTACGAGCACGAGAACGGTGTGAACGACGACACTGTGGCTATGACCAGCTACATCCAGTCGAGTGACTTCGACCTCGACGATGGCGACCGTTTCATGCTGACCCGACGTATCCTGCCTGATATCGGGTTCGAAGGCTCCACGGCTACGACCCCCGAAGTCACTCTGCAACTGCGCCCGCGCAACTTCCCCGGTAGCGCAGTACGGGTAGACCCTGCTGACTCACAGCGCGTCATCAACACCTCCGTAGGTGTCTACACTGACCAAGTCTTCGTCCGGGCACGTGCCCGCCAGATGGCGTTGAAAGTCACGTCAGACCAGCTTGGGGTTCAGTGGCAGCTTGGCGCTCCTCGCCTTGATGGACGGCCCGATGGCACTCGATAGGTTCAGAGCGGCACCTCTACCCAACCCCCCGGCGCAGTACGACCCGCAGTACCTGCGGCAGGTGATTCGCGTCATCGAAGTCTACTTCTCACAGCTGGATAGCAACACACCCAACTACGCCCAGAAGTATACGGCGGACACCTTTAATGGTATCGCTGCTACTAGGCAGGTCACCACGACCGAGAAAAACGCGCTCTCCCCAGCGGCTGGGTGGGTCGTGTTCGATACGACGTTGGGCAAATTATGCGTTTATAGCGGGTCTGCATGGCAGACCGTGACTTCCGTTTAGGTTAGAGATATAAGCGTAGTGACAGGCTAAGGGCGTCGATATGCAAGAACTCACAGTCCCCCCGCAGACCACTGCCCCGTACACTCCGGCGGGCGGTTCAAACATGGCTGCTGCGCCGCGCCTCGGTACGCCGATCCCCGGCACTACGTCTTCCATGCCTATGCAGTCGGGGCTGTCTGTGTTTAATAACCCGATGGCTTCTGAGCTCCAGAGCGCACCGCAGCAGACTGCACAGCAGATGCAGAGCTACGGTCGCAATGGCGACTCTATGCTGGTCCACATGACCCCCGATGAGGTCGGCGGTCTCCAAAGTCTTGCCATGGCCATGGGCGGCTCACTCACCATCAATCCTGATACTGGCCTACCGGAAGCCAACTTCCTGAAGAAACTTCTCCCGACCCTGTTGGGCTTGGGCCTTACGTTTATCCCCGGTATCGGTCCTCTTGCAGCTGCGGGTATCGTAGGCGGCGGCCAGACCCTGCTTACTGGCGACATCAACAAGGGCCTCATGGCTGGCCTCCAAGCGTTTGGTGGCGCGTCTCTTGGTGGGGCTATCGCTCCTACGGCTGCTGGCGGTGCAGCTGCTGCGGCTAAGGCTGCTGCGGCTAAGGCTGCTGCGAGTACTGCCCTTCCCGGCGCGACTGGCACTGCTGCAAACATCGGCGCGGGTCTAACGGGTACTCCGGGCATTTCCGGTGCGGCGGCTAATCTGGCCTCTGCGGGCGCTCCAGCGATGTCTACCGGCCTTGGCACTTTGGGCACTTCGTTGGCACCTGCCGGTGGCCTTGGGGTTTCGGGTTTTGGCACCGGCGCAGCCGCAGCAAAAACTGGTCTCGCTGGCTTTGGTCAAAACTTCGGTCGGGCGGCTTCCGCTGGTTTGGGCGGCACGGCGGCCAAGGCCGCTCCTTATCTCGCGGGTTATGGCGTTCTCAGCGGGCTTAGTGAAGCTTCGCAGCCACCGATGCGCAAGCCAGAGGAATACGAGTTTAAGTACGAAGGTCCTTACGGCTTCCCGACCCGGCGTTTTGACCCCCGTGAATCTGGCCCCGGCGGTGAAATCCAGTTCTTTGACGAAGTGAACCCGCTGGGTGTCCTGACTAGCACTGGCCAACGCCGCTATGCTGAAGGTGGTGGAGTTGACCAACGAGACGCTGACGCCGCCGTTGCACGGCGGTACGGCGAGCTAATGGGTATGTACCAAGCTGATCCCACTAAGTTTGCGGGTTCGGCTGAAGACAAAGAGTTTCGGGGTTTGTATCAGCAAATCCAAGACATCGCGCAGCGGCAGCGCAACGCCAGCGCTCCTCCTTCCCCTCCCCCTTCTACTGGCGGCGGTGGCGGTGGCGGTCCTCCTCCCGGCGGCGGTGGCGGTGGCGGTCCTCCTCCCGGCGGCGGTGGCGGTGGCGGTCCTCCTCCCGGCGGCGGTGGCGGCGTTACCACGACTGCGCCCGGTGGCGACATTACGTCTACTACCGTGGGTCCAATCGGCAACATCAACCCGACCATGGGCGGTGTCACCGCTGGTACTGGTACGGGCGCTACGCTGAGCGACCGCGTTCTTTCTCCCGGCGCAACCCAGAGTGGCGCGGGTCTGGAAGCTCTTAAGGACGCGTACACCCCGACGTTCTCCAACGCGGCAAACTTCACGACAGCAGCTGCGCAGCCCAGCACCATGGGTGCGGACTTGTTCTCGGCACTTGGGCAGCTCTCGTCGCGCTACGGTACTAGCCCCGGTGCAATCACGGCATCGTCTGGTTATGAAGGCGGCTCTCCTTCGGAGCGCATCCGCGCTGCGGCTCGCGCAAGGGCTGCGGCTAATGCGACTACTGGTGGCGCTGCTCCTGCCGGCGGTGCTGGCGAAATAGACTTTGGTTTTGTAAACCCGCTGCCCATGGCTCCCGGCGCGATAAACCCGTTTAATATTGGTTCGCCGGAGTTCTTCAACCAGCTGCTTAATGGCAACGGCGGCGGCGGTGGCGGCGGTGGCTACTACATGCAGAACGAAGTCAACTACAACGCCAAGGGCGGCGAAGTGAACATGGATAACGGGGCTTTTGTCGTCGATGCGCGCACGGTTTCAGAGATGGGTAATGGTAGCAGCAACGCTGGTATTGAGCGTCTTATTGCTATGGGTGGCCGCCCTGTGCGCGGCGGTGGTGACGGCGTTAGCGATTCTGTGCCTGCTCGTATCGGTGGTCGCCAAGAAGCCCGCGTGGCGCGGGACGAGGTGATTTTCTCCCCGCAAGCAGTAAGCCGCCTCGGCAATGGCAGCCACAGCAGAGGCACCCAGAAGCTTTACGGTTTGATGGAAAAGGCGCATAAAGCTCGTAAGAAGGCCAAGCGTGGACAAGACACCAAGGTCGCTAAAGGTCTTGGAGCCCTAGCGTGAGTGAAGTTCATGTCAGCTTAGTGCCGACGGAACACGTTCTAAACGTGTGGCCGGCTGTGGTTGGCTACGTTGCTGACGCGCTTGCGTACACCTATGGGCGCTACGAACCTGAAGATACCTTGGACGAGCTGCTGGCCGGTACGCATCAGCTGTGGATTGCGTTTGAAGACGGCGACATCAATGGCGCGGTTATTTCCCACATCCTCCAGTACCCAAGGAAGCGGTTCCTTGGGTGCCCTATCGTCACCGGAGACGAGTTCAGCACGTGGAAAGCCCCGATGCTGGATATCTTGCAGCGGTTCGCCGCTGACAACGACTGTGAGGGTCTGGAAGCCACCGCCCGCCTTGGTTGGGCCCGTGTATTTAAAGACGATGGATACGAAGCCTTGTGGCAGACGTTCCAGCTACCGGCAGGAGTAAACCATGGGTAAGTCGTCAACGCCGCCCACCAACCAGACTGTCAACACAACGACGAACACTATACCGGAGTACGCTCGTCCGTACTTCGAAAACGTCATGCAGCGTACGCAGGCGTGGGCAAACAGTCCGTACCAAAACTACCAGTTCCAGCGCATCGCTGAGATGACGCCGGCTGAGCAGCAGATTCAGGCCAACACCCTTGCCATGACTGCCCCTAGGCAGTTTGCTGATGCTTCAGGTCTTGCCGCCGCTGCTGGGCAGGGGTCGCTACGCGCAGCTGACTATAACCCCACGCAGTTCTCCGCGCAGCAGATTGGGATGCCCACTCTCCAGCAGTATCGGGCGCAAGAACCCGGTATGATTGCGCCGGGGGAGTATAACGCTGCCCAGATGCAAGCGGCGCAGACGCAGTTCAACCCGGAGCTGGAACGCTTTGAGATGGACCGCGCGCGTGACGTTATAGCCCAGCAGTATAACGCGCCGCAGATGAACGCTGCCCAGACGCAGTTCCAAGCAAATCTTGAGCGTTTCCAGATGGCGGGGCCGGAGCGCTTCGGTCAGGCGCAAGCCTCAGAGTATATGTCGCCGTACATCCGCAACGTGCTGGATGTTCAGAAGCGCGAAGCGGCTAACGATGCGCGCAAGGCGCAGCTTGCCCAAGACCTTGGAGCCGCTCGGCAGGGTACCTATGGTGGTGCTCGTCAGCTCTTGGCTGCCACGGAACGTGAGCGCGCTCTTGGCCAGCAGATGGGTGACATCGAGGCCCGTGGTCTTCAGGCGGCATACGAGAGTTCACAGGGTCAGTTCGAGCGCGACCGTGCAGCACAGATGGCGGCGCAGCAGGCTAACCTGCAAGCGGCTCTAGGTGTTCAGGAGCTTGGCACCAAGACCGGTCTCGAAGCGGCACTGGCTAACCTGTCGGCTGACCAGCAGTCACGTGTCCAGAATATGGCGGCGCAGCTTCAGACGCAGGGGCTTAACGCTGAACAGGCGATGCGTGCTGCGCTGGCTAACCAGCAGGCTGACCTCACTCGCGGGCAGGCAAACCTGCAAGCGGCTTTGGGTGTTCAGCAGCTTGGTACTCAAACGGGCTTGCAGGCGGCACTGGCTAACCTCGACGCTGCCAGCCAAGCCAACGTGCAGAATCTCGCGGCGCAGAACCAGATGACTGGGATGAACGCCGACCAAGCACTTCGTGCTGCACTGGCTAACCAGCAGGCGCAGGCAGGGACCAGTCAGCAAAACCTCCAAGCGGCACTGGCTACTCAGCAGCTGGGCGTGGGATCAGGTCTCGAAGCCATGCGGGCTAACCAGTCGTCGGCTCTTGAAGCACAGCGCCTTGGCGAGCAGTCACGTCAGTTTGGTGCACAGAACCGGCTTGCAGGGTTCGGTCAGGCGGGTCAGATGGCCCAGACCCTTGGTAACCTTGGTCAGTATCAGCAGCAGACGGACCTCCAGCGGCTTCAGGCACAGGCGGCGGCAGCCGGCCAGACACGGTCAATGGAGCAGCAGCGGTTGGATCAGTATTATGCTGACTTCCTGCGCCAGCGCGACTATCCCATCGAGCAGCTGGGTTACATGAGCAACCTGCTGCGCGGCTTGCCTGTGGGTCTGAACACGACAAATATTACCTACGGTCCGCAGCCGGGTATGGCGCAGCAGGTTCTCGGTGGGGGTCTGGGTGCGGCGGCTCTTTCCAGAACATTTGGTGGTCCGTAAGGAGGATTAGATGCCCAAACCGTTTACCCTCCAAGCCCCGGAAGATATCGCCAAGGAATATGGCGGTAACAAACAGAAGATCGCGCAAGCGATGCAGATGGGCGTCGTCGACCCCACTGCCGGTACCCTTGCGGGTATGTTCATTGACCGTATGCGCAGCGCGCAGATGCAGGAAGGCGCTCAGCAGCCGTCCGTAGCGCAGCAGGTATTTGCCCCCCCAGCTCCGCCTGCTCCGCCAATGGGTGGCCCCCCGATGGGTGCTCCTCCTGCTCCACCGATGGGTGGTATGCCGCCCGGTGGGCCGCCGATGGGCGCTCCGCCTGCTCCTCCGATGGGTGGTATGCCGCCCGGTGCTCCTCCGATGGGCATGGCTGATGGCGGCTTGGCTGCGCTCCCCGTTCCGGAAAACATGTTCGATGAGCCCATGGACGGCGAGTATGCCGGCGGCGGCATCGTGGCTTTTGCTGATGCAGGGCCGGTGGGCTACATGCAAGAAGCTCCCGAAGACGAAGAACTGGAAGCCGTTGGATCGAGGGGTCGCTACGGGTTTGCCCCTACGTTTGAAGGGAATATGGGTCTTATCGAAAAGTACGCTCCACAGCAGAGTAAGTATGGCGATAAGCTGACTTCCTTCTACGAAGCTGAGATGAGCCCCGAAGCCCAGAAAAAGCGCCGCGACGAGGATAAATATTTTGCGCTTGCGCAGCTGGGTGCCACCATGGCGGGCACTCCGGGTAGCTTGCTACAGGCATTTGGTGCGGGTGTCGGTAAAGCTCTCCCCGGTCTTCAGGAAAGCGCCAAGGCACGCCGCGCCGAACAGCGAGACGCAATCAAGACGCTGGCTGCTCGGGAAGACATGACGAACAAGCAGGCTACCGACGCGTTCAGGCTCGCAGGCGATTTGCAGAAGGCATACGGCGGCTTCATGGATACCGAAGCGCAGCGTAAGCTTACGAAGGAAATGAACGAGGCGGATAATGAAGTACGGATAGCGGCCCAGCTGCTGGCTAATAAAGGCCAGAAAGATGTGGCTGTTATCAACAAAAACGCGCAACTGGATTACTTTACCAAGCAAGAGGCTAATCTTGTAAAGGACGTTAAGGCTAAGGCGGTGGCTGCACTGCCGGCGCTGCGTTCGACACTGGATAACCCGGTCGGCTTGGCGCATAATGCGTTTAGGAAAGCGCAAGCTTCTGGGAATAAGGCCGAGGCTGCGCTGGCAGCCGACGCAATCAGCGAAGCCGAACGTGCGTTTGTAGCTTCGCAGGTTGCCCTTGTCAGTGGAGGTACGCCACCGAGTCCGGGGGCTGAAGTTGGCTCTGTACCCGGTGGTAAGATCGTTGTACAAAACGGCAAGCGCGTCTTCGTTCCGGGGGGCTAATGCCTTTTGAAGTTTATGGCCCCGACGGTAAGTCGGTTACGTTCCCGGACGGCACGGACGACGCAACCGTTGTACGTGTGATGGGTGGTATCTACCCATCGGCTACTCCTGCTGCCGCAGCGCCTACGGCGAAAACTCCGTCCGTTGATGACACCAACATATTCCGAGATGTACCCGGAGCTCTGGTGAGCGGCCTTGGCCAGCTGGCTAAGTTCCCCGCAAACGTGTACGGGTTAACCACGGGCGACTTCGACACGATGGCTTCGCGCGCTGCGCAGGGTCTCACTGATATTGGTGAAGACATCAAAAGCGAAGGGCTGCGCGAACGCGAGCGACTGGCGCAAGAACGTATTGCTGCGCAAGAAGGGTTTTTGGGAGAAGCAGGTCAGACAATTAAGGAGTACGCGACCGACCCGCGCCTCCTCATGTCGGGTGCATTGTCCTCGCTGCCCAGCATGGTGGGTGGCCTCGGTGTCGGTGCGCTTGCTGGTAAGGGCGTAAGCAAACTTGCAGGCCGTAAAGCTGCGGAAGAAGTTGCAAAAGCAAAGGGTAGGAAAGCCGCTGTCGTAGGTGGTATTGGGGCAGCAGCTGCTGAGCAGGGAGCCAGTGTTGGCGAAGACACGTACAGCCGAGTTACAGCGCTCCCAGAGGAAATCCTTACTCAGTCTCCAGATTACCAGTCGCTGCTTGAAGCAGGGACATCCCCGGAAGATGCGCGGCAAGAGCTCGCGCTGAGCGCGGCTAGGAAAGCTACGGCGGCGGCTACCGCGCTATCGGCAGTTTCCGCAGGTCTGTTGCCGAGAGCCATTGAAAAAACTGTGTTTGGCGATGCAGTAACTGATGGCATCATCAAGCGGTCTCTAAAGTCGTTCGCGGGTGAGGCTACCCAAGAAGGTATCGAAGAAGGCGGCGGGCAGCTTGCGCAAAACCTTGCGGTGTCTCAAGCAGATGTAACTGCGGACCCGTTCAAGGGTGTCGGTGCCGCCACAGCACAGGGTGCTATCTTGGGTGGAGCTTTTGGTGCTCCTGCTGGCGCGTTTAGTGGTAGGGCACAAGCCGCCGCTCCCGGCCAAGAAGCACCTCCGGTCGCTCCGGAAGTTCAAGCTGAGTTCCGAAAGCTTGCTGCGCAGCAGGTCGCTGCTACCATGGCGGCGAACCCGAACATTAGCCAAGATGAAGCTACCACGGCAGTGGTTGCACGCGCAGACGTTATTCTGGAGCAGGCGAAGGCAAATGTCGAAGCGGCGCAAACGCAGGCGGAAACGGGAGCAGGACTGGATGGAGGAGCAAGTGGACCTAACGTGGCTGTCGCTGGAGCAGCTGGGCCAAGCGTTCCAGTTGCTGGCGCTCCCACGCCCACCGGACAAGCTGCCCAAACCGTTCCACAAGCTAAACCCGTCGGAGTGGCTAGCGTTGGAGAGCCTGTTGGTGGCCCTACTGGAGCAGAAGCAGGTGCAGACGGTACACTGACGCCTATTACCGGTAAGCAGGTCACAGCTACTATACCAACCATCGAGAAGGCGTTTGACGACAACGCCTTGGACTTTGAAGTTTATGGGGTCGAGAAGCTCAACGCCGAGCAGAAAAAGCAGGCCGCGCGCATCGTCCTGCAAAGCCCCGAAGTTGCCCCATACGATGCTATCGTCTCTGTGCTTGACCGTGGCGTAAAGGCACGTGGTGAACAAGTTCCATCGAAGACAACCATCGACATCAACGGTCAGAAGCGCACCATTGAGACCGCACCCACCCTCACTGGGTCACAGCAGCTTGCTGCTGAACTGGGAGTAACTGGAGAACGCTACCCTGCCTTGGAGCCGGCATACGTGCTACCCAAGGATAAGACCACCGAGAAGATGCGGGTTATTGCGCCGGTGGTTGCCGATATTTTCACGCGGGTTACCGGGCTGGATACCTCCAAGCTTCCCGAAGGTGACACGAAGAAGGCGTATAACTCCTCCAATACGCGCATCCTCAACGCCGTGCTGCGCGGGGAAGCAGTCAACCCCGAGACCATCGTCCAAGAGCAGGTGGCTCAGTACAAGGTCCCGCTTGCCTCGCAAGCGGCTGCGCCTA